TGGCGGCGATGAAGGAAGGCACCGGCATGGTCAAGGACCTGGCCGGTGCGCAGGCGCAGATGGCAGGGCCGGGGGTGGCGGCATGATGGTTGGTCGCCCAGCACACAGGCCCGGTGACCGCGTCACGATCGGCGACGGCATCCCCGCCACAATCGAGGAAGTCATCTATTGCCGACACATGGCCGCGCCCTTCTACCTGGTCGAGTATTGGCATGAGGGCCACCTGATCAGCCGCCGCATCCATGCGGAGGATTGCCGGTGACCCTCTGGACCCCCCTGACCCACCTTGCCGCCTGCCTGCCCGGCCACGCCCGGCGCGAGGCGGTGCGCATGGCGCGGCGCTGGACGCAGGCCGCCAAGGCCGACAGCCGCCTGCCCGAAGACCTGATCCGGCTGGGCAATGTCCTGACCGGGCAGCCTGTTGTGGTCGAACAGGGCTGGCCGCAACCCGCCCTGCCCGACCCCCAGCGCCTGGCCTATGAGGCCGGGCGCCGTGACATGGCCTTGCAGCTGCTGGCCCTGATGTCGCTGACCCCCACCCAATTGAACGCCCTTGTGAAGGAGCCAAGCTATGACCCGCCTTATGATGAATGACCCCGCCCGCGACCGCCGCGCCCTGGCCCCCGACGGCGAAACCGGCGGTGGCACGACCACCACCACGGCCACGGCAACGGGCGGTGACACCACCACCCAGACCGGCGGCGACACGACTACGCAAACCACCCAGACCGCGCAGACCAGCACGGCCAAATGGTGGGAAACCGACAGCTTCAGCCCCGAGGAAAAGCAGTGGCTGGCCGCGCGCGGTCTGACCGAGGATGACCCGATGGTGGCCATTCCCAAGATGGTCAAAGGCCACCGCGCGGCAGAGCAGCGCATCGGCAAGGGCCTGGACACGATCATCGACAAGCCGGGCAAGGATGAGCCGTGGACTGACTGGGTGGCCAAAAACCGCGAGAGCCTGGGCTTGCCAAAGGACGAGACCGGCTATGAGGTTGCCCGGCCCGAGAACTGGCCCAAAGATGCCCCGTGGAACGAGGAGGGGGAAGCCGCCGCCAAGGCCATCGCCCTGAAATACGGCCTGCCAAAAGATGCCCTGCAGGAACTGATCAACATACAGGCCAAGAACGCCATGGATACCTACACCCAGGCGGCCGAGCTGGGCGAGACGGCCAAGCGCCAGCTGATGGCCGACCTGGAAAAGGACTATGGCGATCAGACCCCCGCCGTCATCCAGCGCGCGCGGCGCGGGGCCGAGGCCGTGGCGCAGAAGGCCGGGATCGACACGGCGGCAACCGCCAACCTGTCGGACGTGCTGACCGACAAGATCGGCGATGCCAGCACCATCCGCTTCATGGCCGCGATCGGCGACATGATGGGCGACGATACCGCCATGGGCATCGGCAAAGGCGGCAGCCTGACCACCACGCCCGCCGAGGCGCGGGCCGAGCTTGCCACCCTGCGCGCACCCGGCGGGGCCTATTACGAAGCCACGGCCAAGAACGACCGCGCCGCGATGGAGCGGCTGAAGCCCAAGATCGAGAGCCTGACCCGCATCGCCGCTGTGTCGCGCTGACCGAAACGCCGCATCTGTCAAGCGCAAAATGTGCCCGTCCCGACCCCGGGGCGGGCACATGTCGTATGGGCGCCCCCTTGACGCACAAGGCAAGGTGTGTCTTTCCTGATGCCTGACGGACACCCCGGCCTGCCGCCGGGTCCAGATGACAGCAGGAAAGCACTGCCTCCCAGAGGGGAGACGCGCCACGCCAAAGCGCTTCCCTTAGGAAGGGTCCGGTTCCCGGGCACCCCCTCCGAAAACTCGCAAACCATCGTGATTTTTCGCAAAGGAGGGGACGCGCATGTCCACCGTCGAACAGCACCACAAGCTTACCTACCGCGACAACGTGATCATGGTCGCGCAGCAGACCAAGAACCCGCTGATGGGCGCGGTCACCGAAATGCCCGTCAAGGGCGAGGCCGTCCGCGTGGCCGATCTGCTGAACGCGATCGAATATGTCTACGGCGAGGGCCGCAGCCGCCGCAACGTGGAGAACCCCGTTGGAGGCAGCGCCCGCTGGCTGGTCCGCCCGGACTGCATCGAGAGCGGCCAGTACATCGACATCGAAGACAAGCTCGACATGGCCGTCGACCCGACGTCCAACTTCGTGCGGGCCCACACCATGGCGGTGACGCGCGGCTGGGCCGACCGCTTGCTGGGTGTCCGCAAGCAGGGGACCGCCTTCGTCGTGACCGACGGTGGCATCATGGGCTTTGCCCGCGAGGGCAAGACCCCGGGCGCGCCGACCGCCCTGCCCGCCACCCAGACCGTGCCGGTCAACGCCAATGGCCTGACCGTGGCCAAGCTGCGCCAGGCCCAGCTGAAGCTGAACGAGGCCGACTTTGGCCTGGAGGATGACGGCGACGTCCTCTACTGCATGATCGGCCCGAAGCAGAAGGATGACCTTCTGGCGATCGCCGAGGCCAGCGCCACGCCGCTGAACGCCTTCCAGATCCAGCAGCTGATCGACGGCAAGCCGACGATGCTGATGGGCATGAACTGGATCTACTCCAACCGCCTGCCCAAGGTCGGCAACACCCGGCTTTGCCCGGTGTGGTCGAAGAAGAACATCATCGCCGGTGTGTGGGAGCCGCTGCAGGGCGACCTGTGGAATGACACCAGCGCGAAGAACCTGCCCTATGCCCGCGTCTGGGCGCGGCTGGACTGCGTTCGCGCGCAGGACAAGGGCACCGTCATCATCGAGTGCAACGAGCCGTAAGGCCAGACGCAGTGACGGGCGGGGCAAAAGCCTCGCCCGCTTTTCCATTCCTGGCAAAGGACATTCGCCATGACCACCGTCGTCAACGTCAAATCGAACCTCTTCAAATCCGCCGCCGACCCGCTGGGCCCGGAGCCAAAGCCCGAGCTTGCGCGCGGCCGCCCGATCTGCGCCATGGGCCTGATCGCCAATGGCGCGGGCGAACTGACCGGATCGAAGTATCACCTGGCCAACCTGCCGTCCGAGGCGATCCTGCTTCCGTCCACCTTCTTCAAGGTTGACACCTGGGGCTTCGCCGACATCCGCATCGGCACCTTCAGCGATCCCGTCGCCCTGGTGAACCAGCTGCGCAGCGCCGCCGCCATCGTGTCGCCCATCGCCAATGGTGATGCGCGCCACGGCCAGCCCCTGTGGCAGGCCCTGGGCCTTGCGGCCGACCCGGGGGGCGAGATCGGCCTGTTCTACCACGCCGTCGCCACCGCGACCGGCGCGGGAACCAGCCGCTTCGCCATCCACTACCTGTTCCGCTAGGCCCCGGCCTGACGCATGACAGCGGCCGGGGCCAGCGATGGCCCCGGCCTGATGCCCGACAGGACCCCGACCCATGACAAGCTTCATCGCCACCTCGACCATTGTCGCCCAGGCCTGGCGTTTCATGGAACTGTCGCCCATTTCCAGCTTTGACGATAACACCGAACAGGCCCGATCGGCCGCCGAGCAATACCCCAACGCCCTGCGCGAATGCCTTGCCCGGGCCGACTGGTCCTTTGCCTCGACCGTGGCCAGCCTGCCCGAAGCGACCCGCCCGCAAACCGTGGCCGAAGACCCGGAACTGCCGTATTTCTTCCAGGCCCCGGGCGACACCGTCCGCCTGCTGGAGGTGGGCGACCCCACCACCCGCTGGCGCCGCGACCGCGACGGGCTGCGCGCCGATGTGCCCGGCCCCCTTCGCATCCGCTATACCGCGCTGATCACCAATGAAACCACCCTGCCCGCCGCGTTCCAGACCGCCGTGGCCCTGCGCCTGGCCATGCTTCTTGGTCCGCGCTGGCTGGGCACCGCGACCAAGCTGCGCGAGCTGGACCGCCGGTTCGAGGTGGAGCTGGCCCAGACCAAGAAACAGGACAGCCGCAGCGCCAGCGGTGCCCGATACGACAACGATCTGACCGACAGCGCCGACTGGGCGCAGTCGGCCACCTGGTAGAGGCGCGCATGGGCATTCGCCACAAGCACGTCGCCCAAGGCCAGAACGACCCTGACAAGGAGGTCAGCCGCGACCGCTGGAACGAGGATCATGAACTGGTGGGAGAGATGCAGCTGCCCGGGCTTGCGGCCGACCCCTCTCCCCCCGCAAATGGCACGTTGTGGCTGGACACCGCGACCGGAGAGGTCAGAGTGCGCAGCGCCGGGCAGACGCGCCCCATCGGGCCGACCGCCTGGGCTGATGTGACCGGAAAACCCAGCTTTGCCGCCGTTGCCACGACGGGCGCCTACAGCGACCTGACGGGTGCGCCTGCGCTGGCGCCGATTGCCACCAGCGGCAGCGCGTCCGACCTGTCTGCGGGCACACTGCCCGCCGCGCGGTTCAACGACACGGCGCATGGCAACCGGGCAGGCGGGGCGCTGCACGCGGCGGCCACCGGGTCGGTGGCCGGGTTCATGGCGGCGGCGGACAAGACCAAGCTGGACGGCGTGGCCACCGGGGCAACGGCGAACGCGACGGACGCCGCGCTGCGGGACCGGGCGCTGCACACCGGGACGCAACTGGCGTCCACAATCAGCAACTTCGGCTCCTCCGTAATCGCAGTCGCGCTAACCGGCTTTGCGGCTGCGGGCACTCGAACGGCCATCGTAGTTACCGACACCATTCTGGCGGCTTTTGGCAAGGTCCAGAAATATCTGAATGACCTTTCAGCGCTTGCTTTTTCCGGTAATGCCACTGACCTCTCGGGAACAAAGACAGCCACTTTTATTAGTGACTTCTCCGAGGCTGTCGATGATCGGGTAGCGGCACTGCTGGTTCCGGGCACTAACGTTACCTTAACCTATAATGATGCTGCCAATACTTTAACAGTTGCGGCCACGGGCGGCGGCGGAGGCGGATCGCCAGCCGGGGTAGACGGCGACGTGCAGATCAAGTCGGGAAGTAGCTTTGCGGCCCCGTCTGGACTTACGACCGAAGGCGGGCAGCTTCGCCTGCCCGCGATTGCTCTGCCTTCGGTCCCGGCTGCAAGCGGCTTGAAGCTGTTTGGCAGCAACGTGTCGGGCCTGATCATGCCCGCGTGGCAAGAGCCGGAAGGTCGCCTGCGCGTGGTCCAGCCGTTCCTGGGGCTGAGCAAAGTGCGCTGGTGGGCGGCTTCGGGCAACGGCCTGCCAGATACGCAGTCCGGCGTGTCCATGAGCGGCACAGGCACCGCGACGGCGGTCAGTTGGGCCGCAGGAAGCTTCCGCAACCAGATATCCTGGAGGTCTTGGCGTGTTACAACGGCGTCAGCGACCGCTGTTGTGGGTCTGCGAAACACCGCCAGCAATTTCACCCTCGGCGGCGATGCAGCGCGGCGCGGCGGGTTTTACCAGGCTTGGGTCTGGTCGCCCGACACCGGCGTGGCTAATGCCAGCCACCGCGCCTTTGTCGGGCTGATCAACGGCACCGCCGCGCCAACGGACGTAAACCCATCGACGCTGATCCGCATGTGCGGCATGGGCTATGATGCCGCCGACACGAATATCCAGTTCATGCACAATGACGCCGCCGGATCAGCCACCAAGATCGACCTTGGCGCAAGCTTCCCGAAGCCGAACGTGGACGGTGCCAAGGCTTACCTGATCGAAATGTCGGCCCCGCCAGGCACGACGCAGCTGCTGCGCTATCGCATCACCGACCTGGATACCGAGGCGGTCGCGACAGGTTCGGTCCTGACCGACCTGCCGACCACGACACAGCCGCTGAGCCCCAATTCCTACATGAGCGTCGGGGGCGTGTCGAACGTGATCGGCATGGCGCACGCCCAACTCTATGTGCAGGCGGATTTCTGACCATGATCTATGTGACCTTCACCGAAGACGGCACCCCGAGCGCGATGTTCACCGAGCCGCGCCCCGGCGCGGAGCCGGTCGAGCCAGGCGAGGACTGGGGCGCGCCAGACCTGTTCCTCGCCGGCCATCGCCGGGTCGAGGGCGCATGGCTGCCGCGCGATCCAGCCCCACCGCCGACCCCGGACGAGATTGCCGCGCTCAAGGCAGATCGCGCGCTGGCCGAGGCCGCGGCCAATGCCGCCGCACTGGAGGCCACGATCGACACTGCGATCCAGGCCTCGCCCGACTACCGCGCGTTCCTGCGCGGGGCCTTGACGCTGACCGCCTATCGCGACGCGGCATCCCGGATCGAGGCCCAAGTGCGGGCAATCTGGCCCGGAAGCCCGGTCTGATGGGCATCTTCGATCCCACAATCTTCGACCTGGCCATCTTCGACACTGGCCCGCTGCCCGTGCCGGTGGAGCCCCCCTATGACTGGGCCCCCCCATTGGACCTGCGCGCGTCCCCCGTCATCGGCCAGGCACTGCGCTTTCTGCGGCTGGCCCCGATCGCGCGCCACGACCCGGCGTCGGAGCTTCTGCCCGCCCTCATCGAAGCACATGGCATGATGAGCGCCGATCTTCTGGCCGCCGCCGACTGGTCCTTTGCCTCGACCCTGGTGACGCTGGCCCCCGCCGATCTGCCAGCACCGGATGCGCAACTGCCCATGGCCGCCCTCTTGCCGGGCGACCTGATCCTGGTCC